CGTAAACCTAACATTCCGGTATGACTCTCCGGAGTCTACTTCCTTCCACTTTCCATCATGTTTTACTTCAACGGTATACATTATCGTCAGGTTTGTTCTTGCATGCTCTCATACATCTCAATTGACTCTAGAACCTTAACCATCTTTACTTGCGACTCTTCATACGCATGCACTAGTTCAGTGTTCTGTTTCTTATAATATTTCAGGTACCACTCAAGGCACTCTAACCGGTCAGATATATTCTGTTGTGTCAACTCTCCTATAGGCTTCATGATTAATCGCGATTGCTTGTTATAGTTATAATTGCTCCTAAGATGCTGCCTACTACGAGTGTTATATAGAAGACTGCCCCGAGAGCTGTAACGCATGCCTTCCTTAGTGTTCTCTTCTCTCTAGGAATGATCCGGTTGACTTTTGGCGCGCTCCAATCCTCTTCTGATTTAAAGTGATTATCATGCGGTTCCACTTGTATATAATATCATGGCTGGCGTTATCTGGGATAAAGTGTGAAGGTGTTTAATAAATTGACTATGAACTCGAATATTCGATCCGTGGCGCCAATACCATTCAAGACAACTGCTACGCTAGCGCCTATTGCTGTTATTGTTGTGAGCTTCATAGGTTCAAGTCATGAGTTTGTTCAACCGGACGGTAAGGGTCGGCACACGACGCACACTCTCAGCTGGGAAAGAAAGTATAAAAGGCTTAGTCCACCGCGGCATTGCCATAACATATTGCCATGCTTGGTTGTGCAAATCAATCTCTTCTTGCTCTGAGTGTCTAAGAATATCCACGAACGGTACTGTATGCCCTCCTAACTCAACGTCGTATTTCTTAATGATGAAATAGCTATGCTGTACAGAGGCATCGCCTGTAGCATAGCCCGGGTATAAGTCCGGTTTAATCTTAACCTCGTCAAATAATTGCAAGGTCAGCTCATCCATATGGCTTGGCTTTTGTTTGCTCATACATTATTATACCGGTGTTCCCGTATAGGCAAAAGATATACTAGCTATCAACAGGAACTCTAATATAATTATGGGATGCAATTAACGCTAGAGAACATAGTGGTCGCCGTGTGTATGGTAGGCTATATAGTGGTAGGTACATCCTATCTTCTTAAGGGCAATCTGCCATGGGCCATTACTTGGCTATCATATGGTGCCGCTAATGTAGGTCTTATATTAGCTCAGCAAGCTTAGTTATAAATCTCTACCAGGTGGCCTCAAGTTAGCTCTCCTTACATTGCGTATGCGTGTTCTTCCCCTCCACTCACAGACTGCATAGATAGCATAACATATATGATAACCGAGACTTATCATCATAGTAGCTTGGATGTACGCGTGCGTAACAATACCTAAGATCTCAAGTAATATCGTTATAGTTAGTATTACAGCTAATGACAATAGTATTAATAGTCCTTTGTCCATATGTATATTTATAAAAATCCTACATACTAGCTGATAAGAGAGACAAGATTGTATAAATATTAACATGGAATATGTCAATTTAAACAAATGTAGATCATATAAGATTGCAATCGCTGGTCTAACTAAACTTGTAGATCAAAGTTGCTCTGAAGTTGTTGTTATTAATAGAACCGGTGCTGATATTACTATTAATGATAGTGGTTATAGTGATGCTGCAAATGCATTTGTATTAGGTGATAAAGAAAGCTTTACATTTAGAGGTGTTACTAATAGTGATCAGATAAGTGCAACCGGTACTGGTGATGTATATATTAGAACGCAATTTTATAGTAACTCACCATCTAGATAAGTGATAACTATACCCTCCATAGGTAATCATATATTCCCAACAGTAAACCCATTCGGGTCTCTGAATGTTGATGGAGCGCAACCACCTACTGGTGGACCTCCTCCGGTTGATCCAGATCTATACCTTAGGCCAGTTCCGAATGCAGGGTTCAATTATTTACGCTCTGCACCTAATGCTGGGGATCTATTTAAAAGGCCAGGTTCACCATAAATTCTGACATACAATGAAATATAAACTTACTACCGCAACAGCTGGTAATTGGCATAAACTAGACCCAGATCTCGCACCAGAGCCAGTGCTGGTATCTTCTAACACTGTGAGTATAACAGCGTACAATACGTCCTTAGACTTAACAGAGGATGTAACATCAGTCGATTGGTCATTATTTATGGACTTATCTCCTGGTGATAGTGGCTCGATATGCATCACACAGGATGGAAGTGGGCCCTGGACCTTCTTTGGAGGTAATCCTGATGATAAGTATTTGGCAGGAGATGTAGCTGACATAGCAACAATGGCAGCAGGTGATGTATGTATCGTTGGTTGGCTTTATCATTCAGAGAGTACGAGCGTGCCAGGTAGTCCGAGTATGCTCTACTTTACAAGTGAAGTTAGTAGCTAATAATTTATAAAAAGACTTATGAAATATCGTTTAATACAACTTGACCCGCTAGCCTTATATAATAAGAGTATAAATGGTCTCCCTTCTACGTTAGTACGTGATGTGGCTGCCCCAACGACTCCAGCAGGTTATGCATATGTAGAAGAGCTTACATACCCAGAAGAAGCACCTGCAGAAGGGTTTATGTGGGAGCGTGAGCTTACTGCAGAAGAATATGGATGGGCACAAGCGGCTGATACTGCTGATGAAATAGACCCAGAATGGTACGAAGTACCAGCTTGGCGTGTTAGAGCTATTGCTGATGTTACACCGCATGCAGATGGTCTATTGATTGATTATGTAGCTACAACTATCGACTCTATAGCTGATCCGCTCGAAAAAGCTGTCGCGAAAGAAGTATTCTTTGGAGGTAACACTCTTAGGAGAGATTCAACGCTACTCATTAACCTAGCCACATCACTAGGTTTATCTGATCAAGATTTAGATTCTCTTTTCCAGCAAGCGTATGCCATTGAGGTCTAATGAGTATTAATTTTCCAATATCATTAGCTGGTAAGAGAGGTGGAATTGATCTTAAAGAAGGTCTTGTACACTGGTGGGAAGATGGTGATAGATTTGATAAAGTATCTGGTACAGCAAAACTAGGTGGCTTAAGAGGCACTAAAACTCTAGCACCTCCAGCACCTTTTGTTGATACATTTGACCCTAGTAGAGATGCAGGTTCAATTACATCACATATGAACAACCCTGCAACAGACTTTACTTCCTATACTGTATTTATGCTTGCGGGCAGAAAGGCGACTAATGGCTATAGGTCATTGTTTTCTTCTGATGGTTACAACAAAGGTGACGAAATGGTTGAAAACTCAAGTAATAGAATTGCTACTAGAGCTAATAGTAGTAGTTTTGGATATGCTAACCACACTAATCAACAATGGAATACTTTCGTTTATTCAAAAGACGGTGATACCGCATCACTATACAAAGATGGTGTATTGATCATGACAAGAAGTGGCTCATATACCTCATCATATTGGTGGCGTGTATGGGACTGTCAAAAGACTGCATTTGCTATATGGGGAAGGGCTAACATTCCTTGGACGCAAGAACATGTAGATGCGTTCCACAACGGTGGTAATTATGTACAATACGCGGATCTATAAGATAGAATGGCGCGGTTATTGAAGTGTATACATTAAATAATAATATGGCAGATTTTACAGTATCAACAGACGTAGACAACTTTTTACAGAGTGCTGACAATGCAGCTGCAAGAACGAGTCTAGGCTTAAATCTTGATTCGATCACAACTAATGGGGCGAATACAAAAAATAATATCCAAGTTGGAACAATAGCAACATTGCACCCAACAGATATAGGTCTAAACAACAGCGCCACTGGTGTGCAATCCGCTGCGATCGGTGGTAGGGAAAACAATGCAAACGGAATTAGGTCTACCGCTTTTGGAGGTAGAAAAAACACAGTAAGCGGCACAGACAGCACTGCAGTCGGAGGCACCAATCAAAGCGTAATTGGCGTTGATTCGGAGGCTTTAGGATCAGTAAACTTATTTCTAAATACTAAATTCACCAGCGCATTGGGGACAGCGAATAGCGTGGTAGGACTGGCGGCTTCGGAAGCTACTTCTGTGGAGGCCAAACATTCCGTGATTGTAGGTGGAGAAAATCAAATCATCCAGAATGCACAAAATGCGGTAATAGTGGGCGGTGACGGCAACAGTATACAAACAGATGACCACAGATCTGTAATCCTTGGAGGTTCAAATATAACTTCGGATGCAGCCGATACGGTATACGTTCAGAATCTAAATGTTAAAAGCGGAGTTAAGATGAGAAACCTTTCCATTCGTACATTATCAGGCACCACATCAAATAATACTCAAACAGAAATCTTTGTTGATGGAGTTGCACTCGAACGCGCGACCATAGCAACTAATACTACATGGATGTTCTCAGCTATGGTTGCTGCAAGATCAGCTACTGAAAGCGCTGGTTATAAGATCGAAGGTGTCATTAAGAATGATGCTGGTACAACAAGTTTAGTTGGTGTTGCAGTGAAGACAGTTTTCGCAGAAGAAGATGCAACATGGGATATTACAGTCGAAGCAGACGATACAAATGATGCATTAGTGTTTAAAGTAACTGGTGATAGTGCTGATTCGGTATCTTGGGAAGTGACTCTCAATAAGACCGAAGCAGCCTAAATTATGAATCAATTATTCAAAGGAGACGTAACTAACAATGTAGTCGAGCTTAACTTACAAGCTGGAGCGACTAACATTGGGACTCCTACTGTTGCATATGATGGAGCAAGTAACGGTGTTATTAACCAGATAACGGGAGACGTACCACCCAATTGGGAAAATTCAGACTCATCGCTTTATGGTCTAGTGATAGGAACTTCATGCACAGCTATTGGTAGTTTAGCTTTTTATTATTGCACAGGGTTGACTGGTTCATTAGTTTTCCCGGATAGTGTTACAAGTATTGGTGACCAGGCTTTCGATAATTGTACCGGCTTTACTGGTACATTAACTTTTGGAAATGGCGTTACAGTTATCGGTAGTAGCTCTTTTTATGATTGTACCTCCATCACATCAGTGAGTATTCTAGCGACGAGTGCACCGACGATTGGCAGTAATGCTTTTAATGGAATGACCTCAGTATCTCCAGCAGAAATTCATGTGCCAGTTGGAGCAACAGGTTATGCGGCGTCGTATGATGGACTAACAGTAGTTTACGATTTATAACTAGCATGAATTTTGACTAAATAACAATATGAAATACGCAATCACAGGTCCAAGAGGAGCAATCCTTAACATAGTAGATGAAGAGCCAACAGACGCTCTACACTATAACGAAATTTCTGATGCTGATGCGGCTACAGTACAAGCTAGTTCGGATAGATTCTTTATCGTTGATGGTGCTTTATTGACACAACAAGAATTTAGAGCAGCTAAACAACAAGAAAGATATGAAGCTCAAATTTCTGAGTTCGGTACTGATATGGATGGTGCAAAGACATTCGTAAGAGATCACTTCGCCAGTAAGAGATATGATTTTGAAGTAGGTGGTATAGATGTAGATGGCCTCGCAGTAAGAACTGATAGGTTCACGGTAGAGAGAATATACCAAGCAAGATTCTTGGCTAAAGAAGATGCTGCATTTACTACTGATTGGAAACTTGGTGATGGTACATTCCTTACTATTGATGCTACAGCCATTATTGGTATATCTGATGCTGTAACAGCACACCTTAAAGAAGTATTTACAAAAGAAAAGACTGCGAACGCATCAGTTGATGCTGCAACTACACTAGCACAACTACAAGCGATCACTTGGTAATATGAGTAAAACGTACAAAGGAGATGTGACTGGTAATGTCGTTGAACTTAATTTGCTTGACGCCAACGAAGGCACGTTACCTAATCTTGGCACTCCTACTGTTGTTACACGTAGCACTGGTGTGAGAGATGTAACGCAAGTCGTTGGAGATATTACCTCTACTAGTGGATTCTATTTCGACAACGACGTTCAAGGACTGGTAATTGGTACATCATGCACAAGTATTGGTAGTGATGCTTTTTATAGTTGCTTCGATTTAAATGGCCCTTTGATTATTCCGAATAGCGTTACGAGTATTGGACAGAACTCTTTTCTGTTTTGCTCTAGCTTAGATCTATTGGTTATTCCAGAAAGTGTCACGAATATTGAGGGTTTTGCTTTTTTAAGTTGCAGCCAATTAACTGCTGTATACACCAACACTCCAGCTTCTAGTTTCACTGGAACAGAAGCTTTACAAGGCACAACCTTCACTACCATTTATACAGGCCCTAATGCTACTGGCTACACCTCTTCATTCCAAGGAAGAACAGGCTTGACAATATCCGCTTGGACTAACTACCCTAACATACCATAATGAGCAAAGTATTCACAGGACTAACTACCAACGGAGTAACTGAACTGACTCTACAAGAAGAAGGTGGCAATATAGGTACATCTACTATTTTTTGGGGCGACGGTCAAGTCATATTTGATGAAGTAATCGGTGATATTCCAAACAACTGGAAGTCTAATGGCTTTAATACGTCAAGTAGATTACAGATTGGTACATCCTGTACAAGTATTGGTAGTAGTGCTTTTGCATATGGCCTCAATTTACAAGACTCGTTATTTATTCCAGATAGCGTTACAAGTATTGGTAGTTATGCTTTTTATTATTCTGGAGGATTAACTGGGTCATTAGTTATTCCAGATAGCGTTACGAGTATTGGTAGTTATGCTTTTTCTGAGTGCCCAGGGTTTACTTCATTAACTCTACCTACAAATCCTAACTTTACAACTATTAGTAAAGAGTCATTTAGTTATGGTTACGGGTTTACTGGTAATCTAGTTATTCCAGATAGTGTTACAACTATTAAGGAGTTTGCTTTTTATGCTTGCACTAACTTAACAGGTGATTTGGTTATCCCAGATAGCGTCGCAACTATTGAATTGGGTGCTTTTCAGGATTGCTATGCTCTCACCGGTTCATTAACTCTACCTACAAATCCTAACTTCACAACTATTGCAAATGGATTGTGTCGAGCGTCCGGCTTTACCGGTTCATTGGTTATCCCAGCTAGCGTTACGATTATCGAACAGAATGCTTTTAATGATTGCTCTGGCTTTACTGGTGCATTAACTATTCCAAATAGCGTTACAACTATTGGAGTTGGTGCTTTTAGTTCTTGCTCTGGCTTCAATGGTTCATTAACCTTACCTACTAATCCTAACTTCACAACTATTGAGAGTAGCGCTTTTAGAAGTTGCACTAGCTTAACTGGTTCATTGACGATTCCAGATAGTGTTACAAGTATTGAGAGTAGCGCTTTTAGAAGTTGCACTAGCTTTAACGGTTCGTTAACGATTGAAAATAGTGTTACAAGTATTGGGCAGTTTGCCTTTAATGATTGCGCTGGCTTTAACGGTTCGTTAACGATTGGAAATAGTGTTACGACTATTGAGGGACAGGCTTTTATGGGCTGCACTGGCTTAACCGCTGTATATACCAATACCCCAGCTTCTAGTTTCACTGGAGTAGACGCTTTACAAGGCACAACCTTCACTACCATTTATACAGGCCCTAATGCTACAGGTTATACTGCATCATTCCAAGGAAGAACTGGACTAACAATAGCTCCTTGGACTAATTACCCCGCCATACCATAATGAAGTATTGACTTTTTTTAATTAGTATATATAATACTAGTATATGAAAACAGTTCATTTTACTTCTGGTCTTCCTAGAGCTTGCTCTACTCTTCTCCAAAACCTATTAGCTCAAAACCCTGAGGTGCATGCTACTGCCACATCTGGTGTTCATGAAATGGGATATATTGCTAGAGACTTTTTTGAAACAGAAGAGTTCAAAACATTCAAGAATCCATTAGATGGTGAAAGACAATACCTTAACTTTGTAAGAGGTGGTATTCAAAATGCCTTCAATGATGACACTGATAGACCTGTTGTAGTAGACAAATGTAGAAGCTGGATTGGTCATTTGGATCAATTGTATAAAGTATTTCCAGATGCTAAAGTATTAGTGCCAGTTAGAGATGTAAGAGGCATTCTTTCTAGTTTTGAGAAGCTAAGAATGAAGCATCCGTCAAGGTTTGTTGGTATTGAAAAGCAGAATCCACAGAACTGGACAACCATTGAAAAGAGATCACAGGGATGGCTCAATACCCCACCACTTGGTATTGCAGTAGAGAGATTGCATGATGCAATTAAAACACATAAAGATAAACTACACTTTGTACATGCAGAGGATCTCACCGCTAACCCAGTCGAAGCAATGAATGCAGTCTGGGACTATCTAGAAATGGATAGGTTTGAGGTCAATCCGCTAAACGTAGAACAGTATACAGATGAACATGAACTTGGTTGGCCTTACGGTGAGCATAAGATCCGTAACGTGGTCAAGCCGTTAAAGCCAGATTGGCATAACGTCTTAGGTAAGGAGTTCTCAGAGCAGATAAAACAGAGCTTTGATTGGATAAATCAACTGTAGTCAATTAGCCAACGAATCCAAGTTCGAACAATCTACGGAATCTATCTGTACCTTCTTCGGTTGATGTTTCGTACAGCTTGTTTCTAAACTCTACATCAGTAACAGTAGGTGCTGCAGTCTCGTAAGGATGGCCACCTGGTAGATTAGCTACCTGGCCCCACTTCCATGCTGTATAGCCTTCAAGCTTTTGTTTGTCTTCAAGTGTCATGTTGGCTTGTTGTACAACAACAAATTCACCAGCTTGTCCATTAAGACCATTGAGATCAATACTTTGCGCACCTAATGTAAGACTGGTATATAAGCCTGGACTGTTCGCGATGTTGCGAGAAGTAGTTTGTGCATTAGTGTAATTCAGCTCCAGTGTCACATCACTACTATCTGTACAGTCGATTGTATATATAACAGTTCGGTTATCATTAGGCTTGGTTATATTCGTATTTAAATTAAAGGCAGCGCCCTTTTTTATTAACAATTGTGTGGTTGTCGCGCCGCCATTTCTCAAAAGCATACTGTCGCCGGCTACGTTGGTGAAGTTAAACATCGTTGATGTTTGAGTCCATGTGTTATTAAAACCTACATATATTATATATAAATTAGAATTACTATCAGTAGGTGTATTAACACTATTATCATCTAAGTTAACAGCAGTACCACCATCAAAGTCAACTGTTGATAAGCCATTGATATTTGTAGTACCATATAAAGGTAAATCAGCAAAATCAGCTTCTGAAAGATTGTTAGCATCATAACTCTTATCTCTCCAATCTGCAACTGTATCGCCTGTTGATAGGGTTAATGTAGTAGTATCGGTCGAGTCGTACCAGTTCGTTAAAGAACCGAAGGGTAGGAAAATAGGAGTCCATAATTTAGCCATATTATTATTTATGTTATTTACCATAAAATATAAGTGTGTACTATTGATTTTTTGATTTTTACCCATAAAATACTATATATGAGCAAACAAATTTTATTCGACGATGAAGGTCGTAGAAAGATCCTGGCTGGTGTTAAGACGCTAGCTAGAGCCGTTAAGGTTACGTTAGGACCTAAAGGTCGAAATGTAATGATTGAGAAGTCATTCGGTGTACCTGCTGTAACTAAAGACGGTGTTTCGGTCGCTAAGGAAATCTCATTAACAGATCCATTCGAGAACATGGGTGCACAGATGGTGCATGAAGTAGCCAGCCGTACTGCTAATAGTGCTGGGGATGGTACGACAACTGCTACGGTACTTGCCGAGGCAATATACCAGGAAGGCCTCAAGAGCGTAGCAGCTGGATCTAACCCGGTATTTGTTAAAAGAGGTATTGATAAAGGAGTAGCTGCAGCTGTTGAGAGCATTAAAGCAATTAGCAAGCCGGTTAAAGATATGAATGACATTCGCCAGATTGCGACTGTATCTGCTAACTGGGATAAAGACGTTGGCGATATTATCGCTGATGCTATGGAGAAGGTAGGTAGTGACGGTACTATTACTGTAGAAGAAGGCTCTGGGTTAGAAACTACATTGAACGTTGTCGAGGGTATGCAATTCGATAGAGGCTATCTTAGTCCGCACTTCGTAACAAACGAGGCGAGTATGGATGTAGCGTTTGATAATGCTCTAATTCTGCTATGCGAGAAAAAGATCACTAACCTAAATGAACTACTACCACTGCTACAGCTTGTTGCTAAGAAGAATCAGCCTCTACTCATTCTCGCGGAGGATGTTGAAGGTGAAGCTCTCTCGGCACTAGTTGTAAATAAGTTAAGAGGTACATTGAACGTCGCTGCAGTTAAGTCACCCGGGTTCGGAGACCGTCGCCGCGACTCACTCTACGATATTGCAGCACTTACAGATGGCACCGTTGTAACTGGTGATGATACACTTCGACTTGAAAACATTAAACTCGAACATCTTGGAAAAGCTCGGAAGGTAACGATCACTCGCGAAGCTACTACTATAGTAGACGGTAGAGGTAATACACCAGCTATTGCAGCACGTGTCGATCTAATTAAAGAAATGATTAAGCAATCAGGATCTGATTTCGACCGTGATCAACTACAACAGCGGTTAGCTAAACTAACGGGTGGTATTGGTGTTATTAATGTAGGTGCTCAAACAGAACCTGAAATGAAGGAGAAGAAGGATAGAGTCGATGATGCACTCGCAGCAACAAGAGCGGCTGTAGAAGAGGGTATTGTACCTGGTGGCGGTACTGCACTGCTTAAAGCTAAGGGCGCCATTGCTGAGGCAGCTACTCGCCTTGAAGGTGATGAAGCTATCGGTGCTCGATTAGTTGAGAAGTCTGTTGAGGCTCCAATTAGACAGCTATGCAAGAATGCTGGCGTCGATGGGTCACAAATTGTTCTTAAGATTCTAGAATTAGGGCTAGGTTATAATGTAGCGACAGATGAGTACGTCGATTTACTTGAAGCTGGTATTGTTGACCCTACAAAGGTAACGCGATCGGCTCTGCAGAATGCAGGATCAGTCGCCGGAATGCTATTAACTACTGAATGTTTAATTGTAAATGAGCCCACATCAGCTAGCGCCGAAGCACCTCATGAAATGGGCTCACCCATGGGTGGAATGATGTAAGTGAGTTTAACTACTTAAATCCTATATCAATACCTCTATCCGCCATTCTCTTAAGAATGGCGCATGTGCCTAATTGCTTATCGATAGCTGTAGATGAGTACCTACCATCGGCAACATATTTACCTTTAGTGTAATGGTTTGTACCAGCCCACAAGTAAGGTGAGTGTATTGATCTGTATTTAAGATAACCTAATCCATTATACTTCTCAATATTGTATAGAGCGTCGTTACATATTGACCAATCGATACTTTCGAGGTCTTTTAACTTATATAGGGCGTCTTCTGCTGACTCTAAGAACGTATAAGACATACCGTTGGCTGGTGGAGCCTTAGGTCTCCCCTTAGGTACCCATCTTGTCCTTGTAGTTAGCGGTGACCCTTCATGTAGATGCTTCTTGAAGCTCCACGTGGACTCTCTACCATGTAAAACAAAAACGACAGCAGAGGATACACCACCAGTTCTCATTTTCTCAATAGCCACATATGTAGGCTTATTGTCAATATATAATGAGATAGCTTTATCGATTCGAAATACTTGTGAGCCTTTTATCTCAACACTATCCCATAATGCCTCATGATGCTTAGGAGGGTTATGTCTCTTTGGTGGTGTCGGGCCTCCTATTAGCCCGCGGTTAGCAAAGGCTAATAGGAGGAGACACGCAAGGCATGCAAGGAGCTTATACATTAATAATTATAACTAAACCAGCGGCAATAAGTGCCCCGCCAGCAAAGTATGTTAGAGCTTCGATCTTTGTAATAAGAATTCTTTGCCATGGTGTTAGTGAGTCCCAATCTCTATTGATCCACTCTTTATCATCAACGTAACGATCAGTCGTTGATCTATTATAAACATTGCGAAGGAGTAAGCCAGAAGCACAAGCGGTAAGAGTAAAGATAGGAATAAGCAGAAGGCCCTTCATGGCCACTGCAAGTGTTCCGGAAGTGTATGCAAAGATAAGCAATCCGAGAACAAGTAAAAGCGGCCAATATCGCTTAATATAATTAATAATTGGTATTTTCATATATGTATTTATGTATAGCTCTTCACTATCGCAACAACAACATTAGTAACTTTAGTGCCTCTATTATATTTAACACATGTGCTGTCCTGCGTTAGTATGAACATTCCATCCCGTGGTGTAGAGTTATGTATAAAATGTGATCCCCCTTGTTAGCGTAGATTGTCTTTGCAGCACACACTGTGTATTACGTATAAGCATGCTAGGGTATAGACAAAAAAACCTCAGCTGGAAGGCTGAGGTCTTAAATGATGTAGTTTGGTAATACTAACAAAAAGTGATACATATACAACTAAATATTAATATGGTTGATCTAAACGAAAACACCAATATAAACATACCACTTCGTAACCTTTTAGCACTAATCTTTATGGTAGCAGTTAGTGTCACCGGGTATATCAATGTTACATCTAGAATTACTCAGCTTGAGCACGATCGAAATATTCGTGATGTAGAGATTGGAGCGAATACAGAGTTTCGTATTAAATGGCCGAGAGGCGAACTCGGTGCCTTGCCTGAAGATGCTGAACAAAATCTAAGATTACAGTACATCGAAAAGCACTTAGACGAAGTAGAAAAGATCGCTCGTACTTTAGAGATTACGGCAGACAACGCGAAGAATTAAAAGATAATTACTCCACCTCATATTTCAGACACTTATTGATACTCTCTGAGAATGTATCTTCGAATCCTGCTTCATCATTACCCCGACCATTGAAACAATAATCAAATAGCCAATCGCGAATTTCGATCTTAGTCATACCTTCTATCCATTTCTCTTTCTCAACCTTAGCCATAAGCTTATCAAAGTACTCCTCTTGAATCTTACTCAATTCTAGAATAAAGTCTCCAGTCTTAAATGCTTCGTCGTCTAGTTCTGCTTTGATTTTTACTTTCATAATTATTTATGTCTCGGTACTTTCTTATTTGCGTCATCCATACCCATTGCTAACTCAACAACCATACGCTCACTCCATCCAGCAAACGGACCTCGCATAAAGACTTGAGTCAGTTCGTCAGGTTCGAATCTGTCATACTTCTCAAGAGTCAACTTAACCCAATTGTCAGTCGCTTCTTGCCATGCATTTTCTTTTTCTTCGTATTCATTCATTTTATTTTACTGTAAGATAGTAAGCACCTGTTTTCGAATCATTATATTTGATCTCCGTAACAGTTAAGCCTTCTAATTCCTTATGCACATCACCGAGATTTGTACCTACACCAATATATGGCCCACCACTTGGATCAACTGAGGATAACTTGCCTTCAGCGTCCATTGACATTCCAACATGATCATCAGTAAATACATATGCAATCTTATCTGAGCTCAGTATTTCAAATACTCTCTCATCACCATATCTGCTTTTTACTGTAATTTTATCTGCCATACTATATTATATCAGTGTTCCATTCCGATAAGGCCAAAACCGTGTGTTGCGATCGCGTTTAAGATGATAAAAACACAAGTCACTACATGCAGGACTATCCACACACTCCTAATGATGGCGACTTTATCAGCCTTGTTATTATCTGAATAGGCTTTGTGGCCTATTGCTTTGCACCATACCTCCCACATATTATTTAAAATGGTAGTCGTGATGGGACTCGAACCCATATGGGGTAACCCCCAGCAGTTTTTAAGACTGCTCTGTAAACCGATTCCAGCACACGACCTTTAAATGTTAATTACTCTTCAATTTCCTTTAGTTTAATTTTCTGCCGGCCAAACTTTCGTTCTGCGCCATCTACTGCAAGAATCCAACCTGTCTTTGTTGTTGTAAACTGCCACTCATTACTTAAACCAAAACGGTCGCCTGTAAAGTGAATGCCCAGAGCGCCCCACATCGTCAGCGCTTCGATTATCACCTCCTTACCGCTATCATCGATAAGCCATTTCTTCTTTTTCATATATTTTTATTTTTATATTCACTACCAAATCGATAGTCTTTATCCAGTTCTACTTCGAACGATGTATCATCACGCAGTAGCCCGTCATACGGCTCTATATCCGATTCAAAAAATGGCATCTGGTCACTCGCATTACGTAATGGAGCACATTCTATAGACTTGTCCATAAATGCATCTGCTACATTATCTGCATCGAACCCAGCTGCGATGCATAGCCCGTACATATGACTGACTACCTCGCTGATAGTAAGGTCATCGTTTTTAGTCTCCACTGTAATCGTATCGTCGTAATGTTCTATTGATATTTTCATTATTAGTTGTGTTGTGTCCGTATATAATTAAGCACCTTTTTCATCAATGACATCAAACTCACCGATAATATCACTTTCTTCAATGTTTGGAAACCGGTCTTCCATTTCACGGAGTTTCTGGACGTGTTCTACTCTACCCATATACCAATCATGCCACTGACCTGATGGTTTTCGCTTCCTATATTTTAAGTATAGGTCAAGCGCGTTATTCCATTCCTTATAGTTTAGTTCGTTTAATGTATACCTCATATAGTTTTAAGCGCAGGGATTTTTCGAAAAGTTTTTAACCGCGCTCCTAGCGCCATTAGGTACATAGTATTTACGCTTCTCTTTCCAGGAGTCAGCTGAGTGGATCTCAATCTCCCCGCCGACTTTTCCAGTGTATATCATTACCCCTTTAGGTCTCTCTACATCCGGGAGAGCAAACGCACACGTTTTACATCTCTTGAGATTGAGCTCTACTCGTGCCTCTTCTACCGGTCGACCGCAGCCGCATATTGTCATAGTCATATTATTATTATATTGATGTTCCTTTATATATACCTTAGAAGAGTTCTAATTGAGTTTCACCAGGCACAACATCGACTCTGAACGCATTAAGCACCTTACGAGTAGGTCGAAACTCTTCGCCATAGTTGTCGATGAGTACACCATCCTTAACAGTGAATACGTGTTTAGATACAAATACTAGAAATGTACCCTTGCGGAAGGCATCGATGAACGACTTAACAGTCTTCTTACGATGCACTATCTCTCCGCGGAGCTTATACTCATTGCAGAGGCTAACAGTAGGTATTTTTTTGTATTTAAAATTAATATCACCTGCTGTTTGGATAGGGTTATCATGATCAGTGAAAGCTTCGAGCTTATCAGTCATACCCTTTGCGCCCTTACGGTCCTTTCGACCTATGACATCTTTCATATATCTGTGAGCAGCGTCATAAGTTACGCCTACTGCAGTTGCGATTGCTCGGACTGAACAATCATTCTTTTCTCCGATCTTAGAGGCTGCGGATGCTTTACTGAAGTCGATCTCTGTCGACGAATGCTTATAATCTAATACTTTGCTCATTGTTATAATAGTTGGTTGTTATTGTTTCTTTCTTCTCTATAATTATATCGGTGTTCCGTTCCGGAATTATCACCTTTAACATAGATCTGTCAGATACTCGAATCGACTTTTCTTTTATGTCGCTCTTACCACTATTATAACGGTGTTCCGGCTTGAAATCTTCTCATATCCAGCCAATTTAAGTAAAGCTCTTCAGCTTGACCGAGCCCTAGACCATAAGCATCTGCTAATATAGCGTGCGGGTATTGATCCGGGTATGTTTCTCCACTCTCTTCACTTAACTTAATTAAGTATTCGAAGAACTTATTAGCGTCTTCCTGCTCTATATGTAAGCGCCTCTCCATATTACTTCCAATTATAAAATCTAGATGCATATGCATTATATACATACTCAGGATACGCAAATAGCATTGATTTTATTGTAATTAAACATGCAAAGATTGTCGCGGGTATGATAGCGAGCATAATAAAAAGATGTATGCCCACCTCGAACCATATATTTTTATTATTAATCATGTTTAAGAACATTAATTGCAGCGACCAAACCTGCCCCTGTGGTAATAATAGCTTCTACTTGATCTGGAGCGAGACGCCATCCCAATAAAGTAGCGACGGTAATAATACCACGCCATGTGCTCTCTTGCTTAAGTCGAGTCATTATACTATCTTGCACAAAGCTATGCTTACATTCAACTACCTCTTGTGTTGTTGTATTTGTTTCTTCACTCATATATATATTTATGTAAAATGGTACACCAGGAGGAACTCGAATCCCCGACCCACGGATTAGAAATCCGTTGCTCTATCCAACTGAGCTACTGGTGCATTTATATCCGTTTAACTATAGGCGCACTTTGTTGATATTTTTCTTCTAATTCTTTAGTTGGTCTCCACTCCGAGATTGGTTTCGTCTTCCATACCTCTCCTAGTTCATTATACGTCTTTGACGCAATCGGCCAATCCGCCCCGACCCGCTTCCACATGCTCCAATCATATTTACCTTTACCATGACACTCATACGTCCTGCTCGCGAAACCCACTACTGATGTATTCCGGAGAATATGATCTTCAGGTAGTTTATGTAGTCTTACGAACTTCATTTATTATATTGGTGGGCAGGGCTGGATTCGAACCAGCGTACTCATACGAGAGCAGATTTACAGTCTGCCGCCTTTAACCACTCGGCCACCTACCCTTTATATTAATTTTTATTTGTCTTGGGATTTCTTTTTCTTTATTCTACTAATCTTCCACTGTCTAAAAAGAAAAGCTAATATAATAGTACCTGCAAAAAGGGCAGCAGTTTTTACAAAGAAACTGACTGGTGTCTTTTCAACTACTACGGCAGCGTCCATCATGTTTTGATGAAACTTATCATCAACCAATTGTTCTATCTGTGCTAGTATATTCATATATTATTATTTAGAGGATTACCATACTCCATACACTACTCCCATTCCAAATATATTTACTACCATATAGTACGAAGTTAGTATCATTGGCCAGGCAAGCTTGCGCTTATAGTACCCATACGTTGCAGCAGTACAACTAACAAAGAACCCTGGGTATATATATGCCATGTTAGGCGCTTCAGCTGTTAACGCAAGCATTAAACTAGCAATAACAGCGAAGACCAAACTTACCAACTCACACGCAAAGGCAGCACGATCAGTTTCGTAGCTATGTAAGCAGAACTTCCTTATGCGTTTGAGTGTGTACATGTATTTAAAGTTTTAATTCTGTTAATACTTCACCCGCCTTTACGCGAAGATCATCTCGGCTGTTGCTATACTCTCCGGAGCGTCGCTTACCAGCAACTACAAGATGTACGAAGTCTAATAGCATAGCCTTGTCGAGAGCTAGTTGATGGTGTTCATCGGCTAGCAGCTGCTTATATTGATGGGCTTGCTTCTCCTTTTCAATCGACTTGTTAGTATAAATCATTGCCATAACTATACTACAATTTCAAAATCACCCTCAAGTCCTAACATACCGCTACAGAACCCTGCGACATCTAGCATCGTATACTCATAGAAGAATTCAATCATCTTTTCCTCTCCGCGCGTCCTAAAACAGAACCCGTTTCCGTTAATAAATGTATGACATGTATCATACGCCTTTTTAGTTTTAAACTTAATAATCATTTTCATATTAATTGAATCGTCCAGTTTTGAGCATACCAATTGCATCCAGTTCAGTCTGAAGACAACATACTACTTCATCGAGCTTCTCAAGCTTCTTAATATTAGATGGTTTATGCTCCTCCATATTATCAGCCATTCTCTCAGCCTCGCCTAAAGCCTTACTATACGCTCTATCAAGGTCTCTGCTAATCTTCTTATACGCCACGGTAAGCTCTTTATTAGCTAACCCTTTATACCTTCTAATTGTTTGTATCATACTATTATTATATCGGTGTTCCTTTTAAATAAATTGCCCTGTGAATCATTGCTTACGCTATCACTCTCAGCCGGAGCCAGCCACAGACTACAGTAACGTAGTAGCCTATACGTTCGAAATTCCTACTTGATCATATAGTTATCGATCATCTTACGCAATACACTGAACCACAGTCTATCGATCTTATCGATATCATCAGTACCGTACTTGGTAATAATGTTCTGGACACCTAACGATTGTATATTTTCTGCTTGCTCTTCAATGAAAGTATTTTCGTAATTACGGCGCTTAATTACCTCGAGGTCTGTTTCTTTTTGATCTAATCCCATACTATAATTGTATTGGTGTTCCATAATGGAGCGTTATTGCTGCCGTGCTGGACTAGCAAACCTGAACCAGCGCTTCTTCTTTTTTGGTTTAGTTTCCACTTCTTCTACGACAGCTGATTGTTCAGGTAGATACCTAATATGATCTACATAGTTATATAACCCTTCTTCTTCGACCTCCGCGACTGGTAACCTGGGGAGAGGTAAATCAGACTCAGGTGTAATAATAGAATTACTATCTATTAAAGCAGTAGGAGTAGCTCTAGTCTGCGGAGTAGCCTTTACGACCTCCCATGGCTTAAAAACAATGATGAGTAGGGTGGTAACTATACATACATAGCCAAGGATTAATATTGTAGCTTTACTGTGCCGCGGCATGGTGCGTATAATTTAATCCTCGGTAAGTAGGGTCAGAATATCAGACTGATTAACATAAGTCATTCTCTGCCCACCATTACCTTCTGATACAAGATAGACTACTTCAGTCTTACCTGAGATCGTTTTTTCTTCTATATTAATTACCTCACCATAAGAGTGAAAGTGCTCCCCTGACTTATAGTTAATTGTTTGACCTTTTCTATATTTTGGTTGCATAATTGTATTATATATTATTCGTCGCTAATAGCAACTTCTTTTAATAGGTTATAAGCTAAGTCGAGATGTAAGTATAAATCTGCGCCGAACTTGTGCTTTAACGTGCGGTTACTAATCTTAAGATTACTCTCTTTCATTGTAACAAAATCTCTGAATTCATCCATGTTATAGGTTGCTTCAAGGTCAAACTTAACGAGATGAGTATGGCCTCTCTTAACAACTTCAAGTATTCGGCCTACTGACATGAGGGTAGCTCATTAAGGATATACGCAACTTCAATCTCGAAAGATTTCTGATCTGTGATATTACCATTAACACCAACATACACAGGATCCATTGCGTCTTTATCTGCATACACTACAACCACGCCCGTATCTGGATTAAGAGTAAAAGTGTAACCTTCTGTTTTAATATTATTCATATATATATCTTTATTACTTGTCTTATTATATAGTCGCTCCTAGTTGATTGATGCAAGGTCTAGGAACTTTTTACCTCGTTGAATTGTCTTCTCACAAAGCTCGCGATTGTTAACCACTGTCCAGAATGCATTTTTATTCATGCGACCTAACCCGTGCTCAGACGAATAATACTGGCTAGCTTTATTCTTACCACCGCCGCGCGTACTACTATGTGTGTAGTAGTCAGTGACTGCAGAGAACGCATCAGCGTAGTTCTCTCCACGGTTACCTGCACCCCTAGTAAATAACTCACCAAGACGTTCAACTGTGTTGAGGCACCGGGCACTCGCACGCTCCCTGGGATTATTGCGAGTAAGGAAGCCTGTAAAGAGCTGCTGAGCTTTTTCAAGATCAATACGACGCTGCAAGAGCTTATCGAATTTCGCTTTGAAGTCCTCCTGTGTACCGAGAAACTCATCCACCAATACTGTTAGATCGGCTAACTTAAGCTCAACATCACCGCGGTGAACAGCTGATCCAACTAAGCCTTCATTAGATCTTAGGTTGAAGTTGAACGTATTCTCACATACAGTACATACATTCGTATTGTTGATCCACAGACGAGAGCTCTGATCATGAGCATTACCGAAGTTTAGGAAGTCTTGGAATTGACGGTCACCGATCTTATAGTCCTTATGATCGCCAAGACTCATAGTTGCAAAAACCTTACCACGATTACCAACCGAACCGACACTCTCAAGCTTTGCCTTAGGTAGTCTACTCATAGCGTCACTAACAAGGTCCATGAAGGCCTCATTAGAGACTTCTTTATATGCTTTTGACATTGGCTTACCAATTAACTGACCATCATCACTACCAACAAGGATGTCAAATCCGGAATCGACATCCTCGCCATTTGCTTCAAATGAGAGAGCACGGCGCTCTACATCCCATGACGTTAGGTAGTTATCCTTTAAATGGATAACCTCCTTTACATCTGTCATACCATGCCAAGCTTGCTTTACGCCTTCTTGCCTATCTCTTGCTGTAATATTATGTCCCATATTTTTTTGTTTTTTTGATTGTTAATTGAAGGAATCGTTCCTCCTTACTATTTAATTATATCGTAGTTCCCTATTGTTCAAGGTCTTTTTCCTTTAAACTGCAACAGCATGCTTGTAGATAGAGGTTTTACCCTTACCGAACTTCTCTAGCTTATTATTCAATACTAGCTCGCGTAAACGGTTATATGCAGTATTGTAGTCGCAGTTAAGCTTATCCATAACACGATCGATACTAATGTGAGGAGGCTCGTTCATACTAAGTATAGCTTCGAACTCTGTCTGCTTGCGATTCTTCTTCGAGGGAGCTTTATCAGTATCTTGAACCTTAACAGGGCTACCGAAGTCATACCCTCCATGTCCGAGAGATAAGACTACCTCATTCAAAGCTCCAAAGCGATTCTTACTAAAGTGAATCTTACGAAGACCGTCCTCGAATTCACCCTCAACAGCGATTTCCATATTAACGTCGACCGTATGAGGTACAATAGTATTACCTTTCAGCTTACCATCTTTAGTCAGATGCATGACGAAGAATACAGTACATTCAGTATCTTTAGCAGCACGTGTTAAGCGACTTACAGCGTAACGCTCTAGCTCAGCACGATTCATCTTCTTCTTAGAAGTCAAAGCCTGGAAGGAGTCAACAACTAACACATCGAATTGCTCCATGACCTCGCATAGAGTATCAATGTCAGTCTCGTTAGCGACTTTTACGCTGCCAACTTTAATACGATTGCATGTAAAAGCTAACTGCACAGCACTCTCTTCACCTGAAGCATAAGCAGTCTCGTATCCCTGCTTCGACAAGCCTTCGAGCATCTGCAATAAGAAAGTAGTCTTACCACAACCTGCAGGAGCAGTCATCGTAATTGCACTACCAGGCAGAACACCTTCACCGAAAAGGTCATCGATAGTATCAATACCTGATTTATAACGACGGTAGAAAAGATCCGGGATCTTAATATTGCTAACAGACTGAAATTTTGTTGTATCGTATCCTAAGTTCATTATATTAATTGGTTGTTATTGTTTCTTTCTTCTCTTTAATTATATCGGTGTTCCGGTTACTCTCCATCGCAAATACATGCGTTTTTCCGGCATTTCTTTCGACCTTCTCGCTTCTTCTTATCAGTGAAAGAAAAACTCGGTGGTGGCATCGGATGTCTCGCCAAATTACGACGTTTAATCGAAGAATCCTCTATACGCGCAGGTTTCTTATCCTTCATACAATCATTATATTGGTGTTCCCACTATGCAATTGTAAAAAATGTCCAGAATTACAGTATAGGTCAACTAAATAATATTACATATGTCTAACAAACGCATAACTGACCTGCCGACTAGTATACCTTTAATAGGTACCGAAGCTCTTGTTGTAGATCAGGAATCTACTCTAACAGTGACGGGTATTGATACGGTACAGACTACCTTATCAGCAATACAAGAGTTTACTCTATCAGCTGCACCTTTTTTAAGCGTTACCGGCAATGCGACTATTAGCGGCTCATCAAACTTTATCGGTGATGTATCGTTGCCTAGCGCTACTATCACTAGTACTAATTTTGAAATAACCAATGAACTTACAGTGGGCGGTGATGCAGAATTCCTTAAAGATGTAACTATAAGGAGAGACTTGAATGTACAAGATATTTTTCTCGCGTCCGCCGGCGATCAAAACATTAACGATGTCTTTGCCCTTAAAGGCCAGTACATACAGAACAGCGGAGGCGTTGAATTTATACAAAGACTAACTCAAGCGCAATATGATGCTATAGGTACACCTGACCCGACCATACTTTACATAATCGTAGGATAATATGAGTGATTTAATATTTGTACCTGTTGCTGATACTAGTAATGTCGATGACACCACTGGGTACGGTGCGGTCAGTTATGAATATCAAATAAGTAAGTATGCTGTTCGTGAAAGTAATATTGATGCTTATAATGCTGATCCAGCTAACGCTGCTACACCAATTACAATAAGTGATCGCGCTGGAGTTGATGGACCAGCAACCTTAGCATCATGGAATGAGTGTGCGAGGTATGTTAATTGGCTTAATACTAAGGAAGGTGAACAACCAGCGTACAGGTTTACTACCACAGGATCTAATGATAATTTAGTTCTTTGGGATAGCGCCGATGCTTGGCAATTAGATGGGGAAAATTTATTTAGGCATAAGGATGCAAAGTATTTCCTACCAAGCGAGAATGAATTTTATAAAGCAGCATATTATAACGGTAGTGTATATTACACCTATGCAACAGGAAGCAATAGTGCCCCAGTAACAACAAGTGGAGGTACAGCTGCTAATACTGCGGTATACGGAGCGACGCTGACAGGTCCTGCTGATGTCGATCAAGCTGGCGGTCTTAGTCCATACGGTACGATGGGCCAAAGTGGTAATACGTACGAGTGGAACGAATCGACATCGAACGGTTTAAACATTGATACTAATGGAGTTCGTGTCATCCGCGGCGGCTTTTGGGGGAGTACTTCAGTATTTCTTCAAAAGGGCTACCGTAACCAAATTTCACCCACGGGTGAGAATGAAGGCTTCGGGTTTCGTGTCGCATCAACAGCGGCGCCTCCGCGACCACTAGTGCCGAATCAATTTGTTACAATTGCTAATACTAGTAATGTCGATGACACTACTGGGTATGGTGCTGTTAGTTACGAATACCAAATAAGTAAGTTCGAAGCTCCTGAGTCTGAGATTGATGCTTATAATGCCGATCCAATTAACGCGAACACACTTATTACAAAAGATAGTCGTGGTGCTAATAAACCAGCAACAGACGTAACTTGGAATGAGTGTGCGAGATATGTAAACTGGCTCAATATTAAAGAGTCTAGATTGCCAGCATATCTATTTCTTGATGATGATATTGCTAGTAATATTACTCCTTGGGATAGTGCTGATGCCTGGCAACTAGGTGGTGAAAATCTCTTTAGGCATAGAGATGCTAAGTACTTTTTGCCAAGTGAAGATGAGTGGTATAAAGCAGCATATTATGGTGGGGGAGTGTATTATACATACCCAACAGGAGGCAATAGTGCTCCAGCAACAACAACCGAGGGTACACTCCCTGACACTGCGGTATACATTGACGGAGTGAATCCAAACCCACCAGGTCCTGCTGATGTAGATCTAGCCGGCGGGCTTAGTCCGTATGGTACGATGGCTCAAGGCGGTAATGGATGGGAGTGGCTAGAGAGTGCACATGATGGTAATAATGAATTCGGTACCGAAAGTCGCGTATACCGCGGCGGTGGTTGGAATAGCTCTTCCAATATATTGCAGTCGACATTCCGCAGCGCCGTCGGCGGTGGAAACCCAAGTAATTCAAGTACAAGTACTACTTTTAGAGTCGTAGCAATACAACCACCGGTAGCGCCAAATACATCACCAGTTCTAAATTTAGCTGATAATCTTAAGGTTGGTGCTCTTCAAGTCACGGCGGCTTATCTTGATTCAACAAGAGTGTGGCCTAGTAATGAAGCACTCTGGCGTTTTGATTCACCAGGAGGCTCAACAATTACAGGTTTCAAGATAACCACATCAAGTGGTGATGTTATCATTGATTGGGGCGACGGTACTAGTGATACTGTAAGTTCAGGTCAGGTTATAAATAAAACATACTAAATATTATTATGGCAACATTGTTAAGTATAGCTCCTATAGATGGTAATTCGTCAGTGACAAAAATCGACGTCGGAGAGAGTTCTCCTACACAGCTAATCGGAGGCGCGATCGATGTATCTGCTTTCGAAAATTTAGAAGAACTTACATGTAATAAAAATGGTTTAACATCAGTAACTGGGTACGAAAATAATAGTAATATTGAGCTTGTGCTAATAGCTCAGAACAACCTCACCGGCTCCATTCCGGATTTGAGCGTTCTGCCTAATCTATCGAGGTGTTATTTTATGGTAAATCAATTCACAGGCCCTTTCCCAAATGTAAATGGGTTAAGTAACTTGAGTGTTATTAATTGTGGTGATAATCAGCTCACCGGTGAAATTCCTGATATAACCACATTTGGATTAACATCATTAACTCGATGGAACATCTATAGTAATAATTTTACCGGTGAACTTACTGGTTTTAGTGGTACACCAAGTCTGCAGTGGATTTTATGTAACGACAATAATTTTACTGGCTTTACTGGACCGCTCCCGAGTACAATAAGTCAAATTCGAGCATTTAATAATAATTTCACACAAACCGCAGTAGATAATATTCTACAAGCTGCTGTTGATACCGGCAGCTCAAACCGTGCACTAAACGTAGGTGGTACAGGTAATTCGACCCCATCAGCTGCAGGTATCACTAATAAGAATACTCTTATTGGCAGAGGGTGGTCTGTAACTACAAACTAATAATTTTATGTCGTATCAAGTTATACCAGAAGTAGACAATATACATACATCAGAAACCGATTGGTGGATGTTATATAACCCGAGTAATTTAGAAACAATTTCACCTTTAATGCAGTGTAATGGATACACAACATCTCCCGATACAATGGTTAAAGGAGACGATAAAGCTGAAATTGAACAATATATTATCGATAATGGTATTAAGCCATTAACCGATGAAGATGCTAGCTAGTTATTTACTGAATCAAATACTTCCTGCAGGTTAAATATATCCGATTGCGAGTACGGGAATTCATGCTCCGGTCCATTAAAGTCGTAATCGAATAGGAAGCTGTCAACACCAGCAGTATTCTGACCCTCGATAGGTTTAACGGTCGGTTTAAAATTCTTATGCACATCATAACCGAATACATCTGGACTCGTACCAATCCATAGTACAGAAGACTCGACGCTAAATGCAGCTGCTGCATGCTGAAGACAGCTATCGATAAGTATACGTTTTTGAACTACCCCAGGTAATAGCATTAATGTACGTTTATCCATCTCAGGTAACGCTTCAACACCCTGCAGGCTTGGACAGTTTGGTCTCGTTACATGTAGTATATGGTATTGGTCTTTTAAGTTATCTACGAGTATTTGAGCCTGAACGCTAGGAATATCTCTCGTCCAACAATACCCTATCTCATTGTCATGAAACATACCACCATTAGTCTGTAGTAGTAGAGTAGGTTTAGATCTTGTAAACTGATTACTTACCCGCTCAACCTCAGCAGGTGTGTAGAATAAACCTGGTGTATTAATACCATCCCATTCTATATTATGAGTCTTACACCAAGACTCAGCTAGTACTTGATTATTGTATATATGACCAGTATTAAAGTACGGCTCACCTTTAAGTACAATTGTTTCGCGGCCCTCTATATAATCTTTATAAAAATATGGAATAACACCTGACCTAAAGACCCTATAGACGTCAGGATTATTTAAGTATACCTCAGGCCATGGAGTAACTACAATAATCTTCCGCTCAGGGTATGCGGCTTTAATATTTCGAGCGACAGCTGTCGATGCAATAATTTTACCTAGACCCCCTTCAGGGTTGAAAATTAGATATTCCTTTTTATCCATATATATTATTTTATATACCGAACTATAGAGATCAACTATAGAGTAAAGGATTATCCGTCTTAAATAATATTAATGAGCAAGGGAACGTCTATATACCATTTTAGTAGTACAGTCTTATACGATGAAGTATTTGATCCTAGGGAAGATCTGATTGTATCTTTAGTACGTACGAATGACGAGCAAGAAGATCTCGGGTCGCTGAGGCTTCAAGGAGGTTCTTTTGGAGGCAGTCTATTAGAGCTTGAACCTACGCGTCAGAATCCAACAGGTACACTCGGTTATAATTTCTCTAATGAGTTTGAAAACCTTTGTCTATATCTCTTTGATGCGTCGGTAGATACGTCGAACTTTTCCAGCGTTGACGGTCCTTCACGTAGCACGGCAATTTCTGCTTTTGATGTTGCACCTGTACCTGGTAATATATTCCTAAGCGGAGGCAACACATATTACAAGAACTTAGAGTATACACCTACTGTAACTACAACCCCAACAGTATTATATGATACGAGTGGTACTCCAGTAGTTTCCATAGCAACAGATATACCAGATAACTGGGACACTAGCGGCTCATCTTACCCGACTGCGACTCGCTTAGAAATTGGAACAAGCTGTACTGTAGTTGGCTTCCAAGCCTTTACATATTCGAACGTAGCTTCCGGATTAAATTCTACGGAATTACTAATACCTTATAGTGTAACTGATGTTGGCACTCAAGCCTTTCAAGGTACGGGATTTACATCAATAAGTTTAGATAGTGGATTGGTAAATATAGGAGATGCAGCATTTTACGAAATGGAGAAGCTAGAAGGTGAAGTAATAATTCCTGAAGGTGTTATAACTATTGGTCAAGCGGCCTTTGCAACCTCTGGCACTCTTGACGACGGGGGCGGTATCACATCGATAACTATTCCAAGTAGTGTAACAAGTATTGGAGCAAATGCGTTTGCGCAGCCGACTGCCGGTTTCCCAGGTGATCGAGGCAGCGTGCTAGCCTTAACGAGGGTTAATTGCTATGTGAATAAATCAATTGTTGATGCAGGAGTTAATTCACTAGGTGGAAATAACGGCTTAACAGAGATTCATGTTCGTCGGAATGACTCTTCTTGGACTGCTGGTCCTGGTACAACTGCCGGTGGTTCCGGAACCTTATTTGTATATAAAGATTTAGACGATGACGTCACTAGTGCAGGATGGAATGCAGATACTGTATGGGTTGATGCAGCTAGCGCTTCTGAATTCAGATACACGTACAATAATCCTAGGTATGGTAAACCTCAAAATGGATGGGAGTTTAGATATACGGTAGCCGAGCCGGGTAGCAGTTCGAACTGTTTCTTTACTACTGTATCTTCCGCTAGTGGTCTATTTCCGTGGGAGCTCCCAACATGGTATGTTACAAATAACAGTTCTAATACATACGAGTTATCTACAGCTAGTACAGTAGATTTAACACTATCAGGATTTACGACCAAATTCGGTATATCATCAAATGAACCTTATAGACTTGACGGTCCAGGTGCGAGTATTTTAACAGATCTAACCCAACCAGCTATAAGATTGACTGACCCTACATCTTTCGGTTCATTCCTATCCGGTGCGCTGGTATTAGCTTGTGTAGATAATGGTGGGGCTTTTAGCTTATCAGGTAGCCAAGAAGGATTCTATAATAGCGGTACAGAGACGCTATCATCAAAGGTATTCAGTGTTAGAGCATTATCTGCATTGCAGAGTACTAGGTCAGCAGAACTATGCACGTTTGACTTTAAGGGCGCAGTTGTACCTGAAGATGGTTATTCAACTATCGACGATACCTGGAAGCTTCTGAGAGTTGGATTTAAGCGAAATCTACAAGATGTCGTACTGTATATACGCGAAAATGGCATATACGAAACTCAACAAGTCTTCAGTACAGGATTTAACTTAGAACAACTGCCAGCAGGTATCAAGGTAGGTATTTCATATTCAGGTCATATGCCCATGGAAATTCAAAACCTGACCATTAATGGTATATTGTCATCAGCGTCATAAATAAATATAACATGGCTAATTTTAAATTAACAGAATTAAACGGCATAAGTGAAACAGCCGCTACAGACTTAATATATATCGTACAGCAAGATCTTTCAAAGAGTATTACAATTGAAAATTTCTTTAGCAATGTACCAGCTCCGATAACCTCAACTGGTGGTTTTGATATTGTGGACCCTATTAATACTGGTGGCAGATACTTATCAGGTGGTCAAGATTTAGAGGTGGTTATAGCTGGTAACTTCATCCCTAGAAATACACGCGACGTGCTAAATGTTCAGAATATTACTAATAACCCTCTCGAGTGGCCGGGTAGTGGTGATGTACTTACGTCGTATGGTAACAGTATTGTATGTATGTCTGGAGGTGTTATTGACCCTCTCTCCTCAATACAGCGCTTGAATGTTACTATACGTAGTAATAGTGAGGAGCAACTACCAGTTGGGTGGAATGCTAAATTTATTCAAACCGGGGAGCTGCCAATTTATCTCAGCGCCGGTGGAGGTGTTACGATTTCATCAGTCAATAATACTTTGAGTTCTGGTTATAGCGGAGCAGCAGGTGAAATACCTTTCTCATACATGGAGGTGTATAGGGTAGCAGAGGATAATTTTGTCGTTACCCACAGTCTATCCTGCAATGGGGTAGGTACAGATAGATCTGACTGGTCCTAGTTAGAGACGTTGCCTTTAATTAAATATAATTAAGATGCCTGTTGAGATAAAGAGTTATAGTGATATCAAGCCAGTTAACTTTATGCTGGAAGATCCTGATAGAGCTTTAGACCTATCTATTCCAAGTGAATTCACCACCGTACAGGGAATGAACCTAATGGAGCATAACTTTCTGTTGAGTGCTAATGATATATTAAATAAAAACTATACCACTACATATTTAACAAACCCTAAGACTGAACAAGATATTTTTGATCTCAATCAACCAGAAGAAATATCAAACACCTTCGCAACAACAGTACATTTTGCCAATGAACCTGCTGGTTACCTTACGATAGATAAAAATAATAGTACCCTCTCAAGTGCGGCAAGCGTGTCATTATTTACCACTGCTAGTTCGCAATTATTTACGGTTCAATTATCCTCTATTGATAATGACTTATATTGTAGCGTATTTACGTATGACGGCGTCAAAAGAAAATACCTCGCATATCATACCGAAACAGATCAGGTAGTTTTTGATACAATACCCAACGCTGACGGGTTAGAGATAACTACCTACTTTAACGCTATTCGTAGTGATAGTAATTTGCGGCTATCTATACAAGGCGAAACTGCCACGGGTGCTTTAACATCTAGTTTAATTAGTATAAATGGTGGTGCGGTATCTGCTCTACATGATCCGGATTCTGATGATTATAAAAATAGTACAATATTATTAGCAAACAGCGGGTCTTCGAATACAAAATATTTAGATAAAAGTAATAACTTCGTGTACTATACCTCCGGTGCAGATATTGATGATAGTAAGACACTGAGTGCTAGTAAGTATAACTTTGTAATGTATAGTAATTATGAAGATAATTATCTCAAGGATGGTATTATATATGCTAATTTAAATTATTTTAATCTAAAAAATCAAATCTCTAATCACCATAACGTTAATAAGAACTTACCGTTTGATGATAAGCAAATGCAGCGACAGTACTCATCTATACTAAATAGTGAGACGCAGGAGGTATCGGAGGAATTTTTAAAGTTACAGTACAACTTTCATACAGTGGAGTATAACTTCCGCCCTGATAGCTTTACAAAATTTGTATTACCTGATAACATATTACCCTTTACTCAGATAAACCTAAATGATGCAGGTCTACAAGCTGCTGGTGCATATGCAGCACAATCACCTTATTTTAGTGATAGGATATATAAGGATGTTGGTAATAGAGAAGATGTAGTTAATAATCTTAATGAAAATGGAGAATACTTATGTAGCTGGTTATATGATGACGGAGATACAGGTATATGGTATGATAGATATTACATACCTCAAAACACCACCGGTGTAGAGGCAGTGTCAGGTAATTTAAATAATCCTCCAATACCACTATCTGAGTCAACTTCTGTAATTGATCAGATAGTTGATACATTAGGCTTCAGTGAACTGAACTACGTTGATATCAATAGTACATTAATGCTCGAACCAAGCGGTGTATATTACTACGCACGTGTAGGTCCTGACTCCGTATCCACTATCTTAAATAAGCTCTCTAGTGGATTAGTTAAGCAAAATTTTACACCTAGGCGGAATGAGGATCCAGCTTATGTTGGCCCTCTTACCGATACATTAATTCTCAATGCATCTGCGTATGATACATTCAACATACTTGCCGATAACCGTGGAGAGGTCAACGGGGTAAATATCTCTTTTGAATTGGATATACCGAATATCGAGGATCCGAAAGCATTTCAATTAGTAGGTAACCTATTTAATGGTGGTCTAGGCATTATTAAGAACTTCTACTTTACCCCGCTCATATATCTTTATGAGGGTAATACCATTTACTATTACGATACAGACTTTAACCTGACCAGGTCTGCGGCGATACCATCCCTGACAGCTATTACAGATATTTTATATGTCAGTAAAAGCACAGATATAGTAATTATCGGTACCGGGCCTACTGGTGGTAAGATCATGCGCGTAGCCTATACAGGTGATGTTCAGAAGGAAAATACTGATGATATTGTGCAAGATATTATCGAATCCGAATATAGTTCACGTGTAATGTATGGCGCTGGTTCAAAGGTATTAATTAAAGATATTAACTCGGTTGCGCCAGGCGCTTGGGATTTAGATACACAAACCTTAATCTGCCAACCAGCGGCAGTATCACTAGAGCCTGCTGATGAGTCCGTAATCAGACGAAATAATAATACTGTATACGGTACAATGCGAGGGTTGAGAGGTGTTAATTTAAATGATACCTTAGGAGCAGCTATAAGCGGCACAGGTAGTAATTACGGTATGTCAAATAAAGTAATATTTAAAGACTTTATACAAGATACTACATTCTTAGCACTCTCGACAAATACCAAAATATGGGATATTAATTCTTTTAACGAAGAGCTCTATATACAGACTGATAATAAACTCCAAGTTTTTAGTACTGGCAGAGAGTTACTCTCAAGCTTCACTCTATCTACCTCCGCAGTTTCAGGTCATAAGATTGACTTTGTTACGGAAGATTATATAACTAAACCACTAGTGTTCTCAAAGGATATTAATGGTAAGTTAATAGCAGATAAGATCACACTCACACATACTACATCGAGCGGATATACGTTATCATCATATGCACTACCGATAACAGGAGCTGACCTTGGTTATGACTTCGGGACTAAATTAGGAAACTTTGAAAACCCTACTAATATATATAGCTCAGAGCAAACCTTCAAGGAATACGAGAACAAGTTCTGCATATTAACTAGATTTGATAACGCATACGCCGGCGCTCCTATTGATAGAGTATGGGAAACTGAGAATGTTAATTGGGACACCCGAGCAAGTGGCAACTGGTCTGTTAACTACGGTGGTTCTGTTGGAGCCCTTGATGATAACAGCGAGATAATAGTCATACCAAATATTGTTTCAGGTAAAAATTGTATTACGATGAACTACGACTTATTAACTGGTAAGACAACAGTAACTGTAAATGGTGCAGAGGTAGCTAATATTGACATAACTGTAGGAATGAGACCTCTTAAGAATTATTTGAATAATGCCTTCTTCATAGGTCAACCGAACTATAGTATTGACCCGGTATCAAACTTTATTACTAATCAGAGCTTCAACGCTGAATATATGACTGTTAAGAACTTTCGAGCATATGATACTCAACTCTTTCAGGACTTAATTGACTATCAGTACTTAGACTGCACTGAAATTGATCCTATAAATTTCGATATAACAAGCGGTACACGCAACAACGTTGAGACTATTGATAACTTATTTGCCTACACAATACCAGGTAGCCTCTCAAATAGAGTGAAGATATATATTAAGAACGGTAAACTGACGAGTAACGAGGGTCAGATACTATCCGACACTCTTACATCAAAAATTAAAACCTTCATGCCGAAGAATGTTACTCAGGTCGTCTATGATTATAGTATAGGTAATAATTTTGATCTAGGTGATAGTGTGGAGATACTCCGCGACGTACCTTCACCGGTGTAGATTAATACAGTCTCACTATAAATAGTTTAAATTCGTTTGAAGATTGATTTTTTATTATAAATACTTTTGATGTCGCAGTATACACTAAATAGCAATGGCATGTCTATCAATCTTCGGGGGACTGAAGTACCTGTAGATGTCTTTAAATATACGGAGGGTAATGCCTTCACTTTCGATGGAGAAGATTACATAGGTTACTATACAGTAGCTGGTAATCAGGTGTACCGGGGCAGAGTGATTGATAGTAATACCAGTACCTTAACTGCTGTAGATAACGTTCGAGGTAATTTTATTATAGAGAGAGGTTTCTTCAATAGAAGCGCTTATGGCGAACTGGTACTTACAAACGACCTCGAGCAACTAAGATTTCAGCCAAGTGAGTTTATTAACCAGAACTCTATTAATACTAAGTTTACTAAACTATATGAAAATTTCTTAGATCTTTATAACTACGCATTCGTGCGTAATAGTCACTTACCATTTAACTACACCGGGTTTATCGCTGTAACGGGCAATACCCCTACGGAGTACTTAAACTACACTACAGATTTGAACAGCGTGTATACGAGTACAAGCGCTGCTAACCTTGAGAATACTAGAGGTTTTGAATTAATAGGTAACTATAATAACTCGAGTAACCCGTTAACGGTAGAGACGCCTGGGCTATTCTCGTCGATATATTTCACTCCATCTGCCCTTCATATATATATAAATCAGAACGACCCTGATACAGGTAGTACAGCCACTTATATATTGTCTACCGATAAGGCGGATGGTACATTCTCACAGCCATTTCAAAATATTACTGATATCACAACAAATGATATGGATACATTGTATGTCAGTGATTCCTTTCATAACCAAATTTATAGGCTATATATTGACCCTGTTATTAATGATCAAGACCCTGGTACATCTTCTTTTGATCTTTTAAATGCGGGGGGATTTAAATTAAATACTGCTGGACAAAGTACACTTTCAGGCGTTAGTCATATGTATTATTACAACGATGAGATCTACACATGGAATGAAGGCCGCAGATCGGTGATTGTTCTAGGAGATAACTTAGCTAGGTTAAGAGAGTATAATAACAACCTTTTCGCGGAAAAGCAAGTAAAGGACTTCGCAGTTAACCCTATAACTGGTGTGCTGTTTATTGTATTTGATGATTTTACTATATTAGAAATCGATTCATTATTTAGATCCTCTGCGGTGCTACATCTACCAGCTACAGGAAAGAGTGAACCTGGAACACCTACACGTATATTATTTTCGCAGAATGATAGTAACATATATTATATTATCACTGATACTAACATATTCAAGTTTATGGTGTATGACGGTTCGGATGAGTTAGTGGGTAGTTTTAACTTTACTGATCTACCCAATATTGGCCTTGATACTACTGATCGTAGAATATTTGACGCTAAGATTCTTGCAGAGAATGAGAATAGAGATTCTCTATTCATATTCAATAAGGATACTGTTAAAGTGGATGGTGAATATAGAGGTAGAGATAGACTAATGAGGTTTAATGAGCCTAATAATCTCATTAATCTATTAGAGGATACTAATTTTAAAATATACGATAGAGTAGATATATTAGTTAAAGAACAATATTTTAATAATATCACTTTTAATAAGAGTCTGCAGAAACTACTATACAATCATGATAATCTAGCTGCAAATCTTCAATTTCAATTTAATTTAGCATATAGCACGGAAAAGATCCTTACACTTACAGACATATCAAGTATTTCAGGTGCTGTAGTACAGGAATCAACCTATGATAATTTTGTTGGTGTGAATGAGATTTTGACACCTCAGATATTCAATAGATGTATTGAAAGGATATATAATTACCAGCTAAGCATCATGAAGCGTCAAGAGTTTAATGTGACCAATCTAAAGTACCCATATAGTGATATAGTACTCTTTTAATCTCGTTTTCTTTGATTAAATATTTGTATGGCCGAATTTACTGGAAAAAATATATGCGATACATACCAATCCATACTCAATTTAGGAGCGTGCGCTACTACGAATGAGACCCTTGATCCTACTAACTATACCACCGTTACAGATGGTATAGGTCAGCAATCAAGTCTCTATCTCAGAACTACCGGTAACGGCGGGTTTATCTGCGGCCAATTACAGATAAGAGGTTCCGGAGGAATTAATATGTGCGCGCACAGCATCATCAATGCCAATACTGTGTGTGCTACCAATTTCCGGACGACAGCAGGGTATATTGCAGATGGTGGTATCACTTCCAAACAAAGTATCCTTGCGTGTGGTAACCTTACCTCAAATAGTAACATATGCGGTAATGGCGTGCTCACCGTGACAGGCGTTATTAGAGGGTGTTCTGACATTATAGCATTCTACTCTTCCGATGAACGGTTAAAAGAGAATGTAAACAAGATTGTAAACTCTAAAGAAGTAGTCAAAAACTTAACTGGTTATTCCTTTGACTGGAAAGAAGAAGCGGACAGAGAAGGTAAAGACTTCGGTATAATGGCTCAGGAGGTCGAAAAGGTACTTCCAGAATTAGTATATGAAAGACCTGATGGATTTAAATCAGTCGACTACGTTAAGCTTATCCCATACCTCATTGAAGAGGTTAAGCGTCTAGACGCTGAGGTAGAAGAGTTAAAAGGAAAATTACCAGAGAGTAATTAATACAAAACCTTTGATTCTGAAGATGACGCTGAAGAACATAAAAAGAAACTAAGTGAAGCTCGAAAAAGGAAGAGAATTTCTGATTAATCGTTATAAATAAATATTGTATAGACGCACTATGGTTTTGTGTCTACAAGAGATGCCGAAAGGATCTCAAATTACTAAAATATAACTCGCTTTTATAAGGAGTTCAAAATAAAACAAAATGACATTAACAAATACATTAAATTCGTTACCGCGTTCTTTCGCGGTTGGGTTCGATTCAA